ACCAGAATAGTAGTTAAACAGAACACCAATGTCTTTGTCCAGATCAGAAGAAGGGGCCGATCCATCAACAAATCCCAAGTCAAGCAGTTGATCCTCAATAGTAGTTGTTGATGTATTGACCTGCGTGGTAGAACCGTTGACATATAGATTACCAGAAACCGTCAGATTGTTGGAAACGGTAACATCATTTGGAAGTCCAATCGTAATGGTTTGGTTTGATGCTGAAGTTTCAATTTCGTTTGCAGTGCCAGCAATCGTAAGTGATTGTGAATCTAAATCAACTGCACCAGTGCCCGAATCTCCAGCAACATCAAGGTCTTGTGATGTTATATTACTATCAACATAGTCTTTAACTGCTGCTGATGTTGGAAGAGTAGTATCGTTATCATTAGAACCAATACCGTCTGCTTCAGTTACAAGAGTTGCTGCAGCAATTTGAGCAGTTGTAACATCACTCGCAGTAATGGTAATAGTATTATCAGTTACCGCAGTGTCAATACCATCACCACCAGTAAATGTTAAAGTATCTGATAAAAGAGAAACAGTATCATTGGATCCACTGTCTGCTGCTATTGTCAGTGTTGCTACAGCATCAATGAATGATAAAGTTCCAGATCCATTCGTTGCAAGAACCTGATTATTAGTTCCATCAGTTCCAGGCATTGTATATGTAACAATACCAGCAAGACTATCTGGCGCCTTGAGAGTTATAAAATCACTACCATTATCAGTTCCTTCTACAAGGTTAACACCACTACCAACTGTAGAGGAATTTACAGACCAATACCTTCCAGACCCAACAAATTTGTTATTCGCAAGAACTTCGTCAAGACCAACATAAAGGTCATAACTATCTGTAGTAAATCCAGGTTCACCTGCTTTAAGAGCCGGTAAATTTGCTAAAAGACCTCTTTTAAACTGAAGAGTTGGTGCTGCCATTTTATTAGTTTATACTGTCCAGTATAACTATTTAGTTATAAAATATTGCACAAATTATATTAAAATGAACCCCCATTAAAAAATCTTGGAATGGGTCCTAATTCTGATTCTACTGTTCTAAGAAATTTTTCTGGTGTTGGTGTTTCTATAGAATCACTTAATTTGTCATCTGTGGAAACAACATCAAATTTTTCATCTGTGGCATTATATTTTAGTATATGTTTATTTTTATTGCTATCTAAATTATTTAAATTTGTATCCAGCAAATCTCTTACTCTAGTTGGCATCAGAATCCTCCTGCATCCAATTCTGTGACTGGAATTATAAGTTCTTCCTCTAATCTATCGATAAAATCATCTGGCAAATCATCATCATCAACTGAAGATAAAAGAAGTTCATCTGCTGTTACTAAAACAAATTTATCAGTTGCACTATCATATGACATCAATAAACCATCTTTAGAAGCATCTAAAGTTCCAAATGAAGTATCGTTCATTTCTTTAATTAAACTGGGCTCTCTTACACTTTGAACAGATACTTTTGCTGGATCTTTCTTTTTTGCTACATTGTTAATTGACTGTGCTTTTCTGGCTATTGGCATGAGTTTTAACCGGTAGTAATTCCTGCTGTAACAAAGGCCATACCTTCAACTAATCTTGTGGTAGCACCTGATGGAGATACTAATCTTACATCATAAAGATGTCTACCAGGTTTTAATCCAGAAGTAACTCCAGATGTCATAGCAATAGCAACTTCTCCTATAGATGATACTATACTCACAGTAAAGGAAGTTGATGTAGTTGCTCCTGGATGCTTTTTCAAAGTGGCAGCGGCAGAATATCCTGCAAGATTTGTCACAGATCCATCAGACTCAGTTGAAACAAAAGTTTCTGAGAAATCTACACCTTGTGGTATTGAAATATTAATGACTGGATTGACTGCCATCGTAAGTATTATATTTTTTAACTATTTAGTTTCTTCCTGGTCTTTATTTTGTTTTAGTAATTTTGACAATTCGGCAGTTGAACCAACAAACAATGCATTTGTAACATTTGTTGGTCCTTTTGCTACTGTCTCTTCTTCAACATCTTTAAGTTTTTTCTGCAGTTCCATCAACTTATCAGTTGCGTCTGCAACATTCTTGATTAACTGACCTGCAACTTCATATGCTCTAGGCATTTCACTCTCTTGAGCAAGTTCAAGAATACCATTAATTGCTTCTTGTCCCTTTTCAATAATAGAATATAAATTACCTCTAGTATACTCATAATCCTTCTTGACATCTTCTGTAGAAGATGCTGAAGTTGAAATATGTTTTGGTGTATCCTTTACTGGTTCCGTAGAAACGATGTCTGCAGCAACATCAAAAGTTTCATTGAGTTCATCAAAATTTTTTGTCATTTTCATTTCTCTATCAATAACTTATACTGAAACCAAAGTCATCTCCGTCTTGAATGAGTGCATCATCCGCATTTGTAATAGACTTAATAGCCTCTCCTTTGACATGCTTAGTTGGGGTTGTCTTATCTTGTCCTCTTTTGACCTTAATGCTGTCAGTAAGAACATCAAGCACATACAATTCTTCACCATCCAGTTCAATATATGTATTTTCCGTAATTGTGGAAGAGTCTGCAACCTTGAATACAACATCAACATCTTCAATATCTTGATCAAGAGTTGTGAGAACTGTGCCCGTATAATTCTTAATTGCTCTTGGTTCAACAGCGTATGTAAGATCTCTTTGTGGAGTTCCTGTTCCAGTAGATCCAGCAACATATCCAATAGATACCTTTTTGACAATATCGGCATTTGCAGAAGCAACAGGGCCAAACAAATAAGTCTTTGCACTAAATCTTAAAGTGTAGACAAGTGCTCTCCGTGCAGAAAAATCTCCCTCATAATCATCACTCATACTAATGCTTTCAAGCGTGACGGGAATATCTCTTTTTTCGCCAATAGATTCTACCAAATTGACCGACATCGTATATGCTGGTTGAAAATAAGGTAAAATTTGCTCAATAATTTGAAGCATATCATCATTTAATTTAGTCATAATAGCCAGTTCAAACTCCATATTGTATGGAACTGGCATATATGCAGTTTGAATTGAAGTCTTATTAGATGTAAGTGCTTTTTTAAACTTTTGAGTTTGCGTTACTTTTCTAGACGGATCATATGTAAGACCAATAAACTCAAATGACATTCTAGGCAAAGAAAGAGATACTGATTTGTTTAAATCAGGTTGTTGATTAATTCTTGCTAAGAATTTCTGCGTAGGACCATACGCCAAAGGAACTCTAAACTGGTTATTTACATTACCAGATGAATCTTCTTGTTTAATTTCTATATCATTAAACAGAGAACCGAATGATATAATGGTTCTTCTAAAAATTTCGTTATAAAAATATTCAAACATTGGAACGGTTCTTTGTTTAACTATTATTTATGAACTTAGGGCATACCGAATGGATTTCTCTCACTGAAGTCAATAATACTATCTGCTTCATTCTCTATTTCTTCATTTGAAGTGAATCCTGTTTCTGGATAAGATGCGGAAGCAAGTTTGTAACTTGCTGAAGAAGCAGAGCCGACAATTTGCTCCCCAACAACAAAATCTCCATCTGCTCTGTAGATTTCTAATGAACTTCCGTCTGCAACCCAATTGAGAACTCTTGCTGTAGATCCAGAAATAGAACCGGTAACAATTTCGTTCTTCTGGAAAGTTCCAACTCCAATCTGATTTGGTGCTGCAATAGTGATAGTTGGTGGTTCGGTATATCCCAGACCAGCATTAGTAAGATAAATCGCACTAATTGATCCAGCAGCACTAACAACAACTGTTGCAGCTGCAGAAACTGTTGAAATTCCACTGAATGTTACAAATGGTGCAGTTGCTGTTGTATAACCAGAACCGCCACCAGTAATAGTAACAATTCCAAGAACACCATTTCCAATAAATGCGGTTGCAGCAGCTCCAACACCATCACCGACAAATCTAACTGAAGGAGAAACTGTATAACCAGAACCTGGATTTGTAAGAAGAACTCTTTGAATAGATTCTGCGACTGGATTTGCGTTGAGTTCGCAGGCAACAATTCCAGAAATTCTCTCCGCAGTTGCTATTCCAGTTACACCTGGAGAGGATGATATTGCAACTCTTGGATTGTAAGTATATCCGCCGCCACGATTTGTGACACTAATTTGTCTAATACCGCCATCAGAAATATACCCTACAGTTGCTAATGCAGTTGTTCCAACCCCAACAAGACTTAGGAGTGTTGTCATTGCATCACCACCCAGAAGTTCTGAATCAGAAGCACCTAAAGTTCCCGCAATCGAATCATCAATTTCAGCAATATCAGTATCGATAACTTCGTTTTCGTATCTGAAGAGTTCACACTTTACTGTATATACGTATCCTTTCTGTAACTGATAGAAAGGTTTTTCGTGCTCTACAAACTTAATTTCAAATAATCTATCCCCAAGAGGAAAATAAATTAGGTCACCTTCTTTAGGCCTATTGCTAATTTTTATATTATCTTTTCCTGCTAAAAGTGGAGAAATATAATTCTCAAATCTTTCTTTTGAAATTGTGAGAGTTATTTCTTGAGTTGATTGGATTCCAAATTTAGATAAAATTGTTGTCTGATCGCCATATCCCTCAAAGTTTTCTACATATGCTTCAATTGGATGGGCTTCATCAAACTCAGATTCAATAACTTCTCTAATAACAGTTTTTTCTGTAATAAATTTTCTGGGCATATAATGAACTTCAACTCCATACATACGAAGTTGTTCATTAATTAAGTCCTGAATCAGATTCTGTTCTGATGGAGCACCTTGAAGAAAGAAAGGATTTAATGCCATAATATCAACCGATCATATCGAATGGTGGGAGTTCATATGTATTTGACATCTTCTCCATTATTTTTTCTAAGTCTTTTTCTGCATCATCATACATTTGTCTACCATTTAATTCAACACCACCTGGAAGTTTAACTCCAGTAAACTTCATCATATTCATTCCCCATTGCCTCTTAATTAAAGCGGTGAGATATGGTTTGATGAATGAATCATTCCAAACTCTAGCATAATCATTTGGATCTAATGTTGAATGGCATTGGATAATAAGATAATCATCAGCATTAACAGAACCCCAATCAAGATCCAAATATAATCGGTCTTGTCGCTTATTAAATCGTATTTGTTTATCAGTTGTCAATAAGAAATTGATATCTTCCAAATATGTCTTTGTCATTGCATAGGTCAACATCTCAGTTGCGCCCCAATAGTAGATATCATTAAGGAACATTTGATATCTAACACTGAACATATTGTTCGTTACTGTATTTGTCCCATCAAAATGAAACAATTTAGTAACACCAATTATATTTGGCGGAACTTGTAAATAATTGCTATTTTCTTCAAAAGTAAAAGTAGTAGCAGAACTATCTCCTGCAATTGTTACTGATGCTGTAGTTGTAGCAATACCTACTGCGGTGTTACTACCACCTCTAGTTCTTCCCCTATCAATATCACTTTGAGTAATTTTATACTTATAATATGTTTCGTATACACCATCAAAATGTCTTTCTTGAAAAAACTGAATGGCGTCATCTACCAGGTCATCAATCTGCTCATCAGCCACATTGATTTCAAGAACAGGATATCCAAGTTGTCTTTTGCAGTAGTCTATAAGCTCCTGCCTAGTAGATGGTTGTGCCATTTACACATTTCTCCTTATACTGATATTTAGTCTTGTTTTCTTGCCAGGTCTAGCAAAAGAGACTTAATTTCACTCAAATCATTTTTAATATCGTTGACATCAGTTTCAAGTTGTTCAACTCGTTCTGCTTTTGAGGCATTTTTCTTTCTTGCCTTCATATATTCATCATACTCAGACTTGCTAGTGTTGAGTATTGCATTGGTTCGAGGATCCCTGACTAAACTCAGGTGATCCTTTACTTTTACGTATTCGTTCATAATTATGCAAGAGCGATAACTCTAAGATCTCTAAGAGAAGGTGGATATGATTGACTTGTAGAAGTCATTACGAGTTTGATTCTAAAGTGCTTGAATGATGGAAGATTATCTCTCGTAAAGGTGAAATCTTGGAAAGAATCGGCAATTTCACCAACAGTTGCCTGAATCAACTCAACATATGAATCAGATTTTCCATTACAATCTTCAAGATTGATGATTTCTCCCTTATCATTTAGATTATCCCATCCTGGGAATGGAACAAAGATAGGATCAAATCCAGAATCATTACCGAGAGCATAAAATGCTCTAATATCAGTATATGGATTCATGTGAGCAGAAGTAATAATCTTAATTGAAGTTGCTGCATTCTCAAGACCCATCTCTTTAGAGATGTACTGGAATGAAGAAGGATCTCCCTCAATACCAGAAACTCTTGAGTCCGTCGCAAAATCTTCAATAACACTATTGACTCTATTTGAAGTCAAAATAGTACTAACTCTTTGGCCATCAATTACGGGCGACAAGCGACTATCCGTGGTGGATAATTGAAGACTCATATTAAATGCTTTGTTTCCAGGAAGAGTTGTCAGAAGATTTGCTGAATTGACATCAGAAGTAATAATTCGTGTAGATGACAGATAATTTGGTTTGTTTAGAGAAATTGACTCAAAACCATTGTCAAGGAATGAAATTTCATTTCCACTCAAACTCTTACCAGTTACTGTTCTAATTGTTGCCGAAATATTAGTTCCTTCTGGAGTAATATTTTGAACAATTGGTGTAATAATTTCATAAGGCATATTTTGTGTTGCCTTGATACCAAATCCACCAGCAGACTTGTTTTCCCTCACAAACAGTTTTGGCCATCCAGATGAGGCAGTTCTATCTGCACCATCAGCAGACATATCAATCTTCAATCTATAGTGATCATACCCAATTGAATCAGCAACAGTAGAATCTGCAAGTTCATGCGACTTATTGATTCTTCTGAGAGAAACTCCATTAAGTTCATATCTATAAACAGGAGTTCCGACAGGATAATCTTTAGGATCGCTACCTCTAGTAATTGTTCCTCCGATAGAACCAGAAGTTGCTGTTGTAAATCCGATAATTTCATCTCCAATCAGAAGATAACCAACATTTGTAGTTCCAACACCAACGCTCTCAAATTGCTGGAACAAACTACCGTTATCTACTGAAAGTGCCCCAGTAGAATCTGCAGTATATGCTGTAGTCAATTTAGTTGGTTTTGTATCTGGCGCGACCCCAGAGATAGTAACCGTATTGCCATCATCATACATTCCATGATTCTTATGGTTAACTTTGAAATGAAGTCCATCATTTTCAACGGTAATTTCTGTTGGTCTTGTCCATGGACCAATAGGACCACCAGAAGAGTAATTTAGTGTTGTTGTGACACCAGAATTATTAATAAACTGAATTGTATTACCAACACCAGTGAGGAAGTCTCCCTGGACATTATCGAGAATCAGTTCACTGCTGCTTCCTATAGATGTTATAGAGAGTCTAGCTCCAGCACCAAGATTATTAGTTCCAATGGTAGTGATTCCCAAAACATCACCAACTTGATAACCAGAACCACCTCCAGATGGAGTTGAAATTGTAGCAAATCCGATAGTTCCATCAGAAGTTACTTGAACATCTGCTGTGGCATTTCTACCATTTCCAGTTACTGTAGTGAGAGCAACACCAGTATATGTAAATGGTCCAGTGTAACCAATACCAGCATTGATCACATTCATATTTCCAACAGCAGTTCCTGCAGT